GTCGCCTGCCAGGAGCACGTCGGTTTCAGTCAGAACTCCAAAAAATGGATGGTGATCCTGGGCCATGTCGCGTCGGCGGCGCGAGAATTGGAGCGGCTTAATGAGCCAGGAGCTCGAGGCGCTATGGCGCCCTGATCCTGCTTTCATTGGCCCGGTCGGGCCGCCGATGGTGCTCTGGCTGCGGGATCGCGAAAAGCAGCGTGTGTGGTGTTTGCGGCATGGATTGAGCGCGCCACCGTCACAGGGAGGTGCTAAAGCTCCTTCGTCGTAAACGGAGGAACCCTCATGGGCACACCGCAAGTTTGTTTGATTATCCCGCTTGGTGACCAAGGTCTTGGCATTTGGGGCGGTCCGCCGCTCTATCCCGATCAGGGGCTCCCCGGCGGCCAACCCCATCCATCCCACCCGATCTACCATCCTGGGCACCCAGATCATGGCAAGCCCAGCCATCCGATTGCCGGCGGCGGCGACACGCACCCTTCGCATCCGATCAACATTCCTGGGGTTCCGGACCAAGGTCTTCCTCCTGGCGAGTCGATTCCGCCCGACGAAGTCAGCCCTCCCGGCTTGCCCGAAGGCCACGAGGATGATCTGGTTATCGCGGTCAGAAGTCCTGGCGGCGAGTGGAAATACACGGCTTATGACGTGCAGCCTGATCAGGGGCAACCGCAGCCGACGCCGCAGTCTCGCCGCCACCGCTAGCCCAAAGAGGTAGTTTCCGCTAAAGATCGCCGCTGGGAGGCTTCCCGGTGGCGGTCGAGCAGCTTTTTGCCCATTTCAAGGATCAGCACGCGCCCGCGACGGCGCTGTACGATCCCAGTGACCCCGAGAGTTACGAAGCCTACCTGCAGTCGATGATGGACGACTCGGTGGACTACGAGGATTCCATCCTCGCGGGCGATCGCTCGGAAGCCCAGCTGTATTATTACGGCTATGAGCCGTCGATGGACTACACCGACGTCCTGGGCCCGCAGCGTGGCGAGGATCCCAATCAGACGCTGGGCGAGCTCCTCGACCAAAAAGACAAAACCACCGTCAATCGCAGCACCTTTGTCTCCACCGACGTCAAAGACGCGGTGCTGTTGATGCTGCCCAGTCTGATTCGGCTGTTCGGCGCGAGCGAGAGTCCAGTCTTTCTGGTGCCGCGTTCGGAGCCTGAAGCCGACATGGCGGAACAGGCCACCAATTATGTCAACTATACGTTTTGGAATGATAATCCGGGTTTTTTGATCCTCTATGGCGCCCTCAAAGACGCGCTGACCGTTCGCACCGGTTTCGTTAAGTGGTGGAGCGAGGATCAGCGAGAGGTTAAGCGTAAGCGGTTCCAGAGCATCACGGCTGAACAGCTGCAGATGATCCTGGCGGAAGATCCAACCGCCAAAGTGGTTCAGTTAGGCAGGCCGGTCCAACGTCATGCACCAACGATACCTCCACAAACGGCGGGGACAACGGCTGGCCCTCCGACACCGGGTGCGCCCGCTGCTGCGCCGCCTGTTCCGCCGGGATCACCCGCTGGCGGTCCACCGTCTCCGATGGGACCGCCTGGAGCGCCAGCTGGACCGGCGCCTGGAGCGCCGCCTTCCGGGATTCAGCCGCCAGGAGGTGCGGGAGGTGCTGGACCTCCGAATGCTCCAAATGCTTTATCTGGCCCACCGTTGGGCCCAATGGCAGGGGCCCCAACCCCAGCCGGACTCCCCAGCGTTCCCCCGCCTCAACCTCCCCCGCTCACCTATGACCATGCGGTGGTGCAATACGAACTCTCCAAGCCTTTGATCAAAGTTTCCGGCGTGCCGCCGGAAGAGATGCGGCTCGATCGCTACGCGCGCAGTTTCGCCACCAGTCGCATCGTCGGCCACGAGCGGATCGTGCCGGCGGATGAACTGATCGCGAAGGGCTACGATCGCGAGATGATCTCCGACAACATACAGTCGTCGGAATCCACTTTCACCGCGGAGCCGCAGCTGAGGAACGCTGGCCGATTCATGGGCTCGCGTGTGGGCGACGGGTGCAAATATGGCGAGTGGTTTGTTAAAATCGACAAAGATGGAGATGGGCAACCAGAGCTCCGCTACATCTGCACGATCGGCAATGATCGCAATATCGTTTACGACGAAGAGGCGAACAGGGTTAAGTTTGCGTTGTTTTCGTGTGACCCCATTGGTCACACCATCGTCGGCGAGAGCCTGACGGATTATACTAAAGACATCCAGAGAATTAAAACCAATCTGATGCGGGCGATCCTTGATAGCGCCGCTGAGAGCATCAATTCGAAGATGGTCATCAACGAACTGTTGGTGAATCCCGACGATGCGATGAACGATGATTTAGGCGCGGTGATCCGCAGTCGTGGCGATCCGTCTTCGACGGTGATGCCGCTTTCGGTGCCGTTCCTCGGCCAGCAGGTGATGCCGGTCATCGACACGTTGAACGACAGTTTGTCGCGGCGCACCGGTTTGTCGGATGCAGCGAAGGGGTTGGACCCGAAGGCGATTCAATCAAGCACGCAGATAGGCGTCGAGGCGGTGATCAATGGGGCGCAGGAGCGCGTCGAGCTCGTCGCCAGGGTTTTATGTGAAACTGGGTTCAAAGATTTATTTTCTGGATTGTTCAACGAAGTCTGTGAAAACCCCAATCAGCAGCGCACGCTGAAGATCAACGGTAAGTGGACGCCCTACGACACCGGCACATTCGACGCCAGTATGGGGGTCGAGGTCAATCCCAACTTGGGCAAAGGCTCCGACATGGTTCGGATGCTGGCTTTGCAGCAGATCGACCAGAAACAGCAACTGATCGTGCAGACCTATGGGTTGAATAACCCGGTCTGTGGGATCCCCGAAATGATCAACACCGTGACCGACATGCTGGGCTTAGCCAACGTGAAGAATGTCGGGAGGTACTTCAAGACGCCGAATCCGCAGCAGATGCAGATGATCTTGGCGCAGCCTAAGACGCCGGATCCGATGTCGGTGGCGGCCCAGGCGCAATTGGAGAAGGTTCGCTCCGACACTTCGAAGGCGGTTGGCCAGCAGCAACTCGATCGTGAGAAGATGGTGCATGACAACGTGTTCAAGCACCAGCAGCTACAGGCCAAGACTCAGATCGATGTGCAGAAGCTCGGCCTCGAGGGCGCGAAGATCGGCGTTGATAACCATACCCAGATGGCGCAGTTGGCCAGTCAATTGATGCGCGACCAGCAGGACAGCGATTCCGCCGATCAGGATCAGCAGATCAAGGCTGCGCAGGCTCAGAACGATTCCGATCAGGTTGCGCAGCAGGGCCAGCAGCAGCAGAACGCCGCCCAATTGCAAGCCGCGCAGATCGCCAGCCAGCACATGCAGAAGATGTCGCAGATCCGTGCGCAGCACACCCAGGCGATGACTTCGCTGGCCAGTCAGCATCACGCGGCGATGACTGGGCACGGGATGAAGGGGGCGCAGATCATTGCCGGCGCGCTGTCGCAGGGCGCCGATCATGAGCATGAGGCGGAACAGGCCGATCTCGATCGCCAGCACGAGGAGACGGTGACTGCGGCTACGCTCGGCAATCAGCAGAAGATCGCGAAGATGAGGCCGCGACCTGGGGCCAATCGATGAATGAAGACATTGCGCGTGAAGCGGTTGCGGCCTGGATGATCGCGAACGGTTATGTGACCGGGCATGGGGATACGCTGGACGATCTGTTGAAAGAATTGGTTTTGCAGGCGCGAGCCAGTGGAAGGTGAGGAGCGCAAGCTCGATTCGGAAGAGGTTAAACGCCTCGCTACCGGATCCAAAGATCTGTTGGGAGATCCGGCTTTCAAGGCTGCGATCCTGGCGTTGCGCAAGCAGTGGTTCGCTGAACAGATGGTGACGATCGATAGGGAGGCGGTCTTCGCTTTGGCGCTGAAGATGCAAGCCCTGGAGGCTATTCCGCAGCAGCTTCAGGTTTTCATCAACGACCACACATGGGCTGAGAAGAGGAAACATTAATGGCTGACGGCGTCGATGAGGCCGCCGGTGCATTTGCCACAGAAATAGCTCCCGCTAGCCGCCCGCGCGACCAGGGCGGTAAATTCATCCGCGAGACTGCCAACCCTGAACCGATGTTTCAGGAGCGCGTCGTTGAAGGCGATCCGCTGACCGGTGACACGAGCGACGGCGGCGACGATCCGGCATTTGCCGCTCGTGAAAGAGAGGTTGCTGATGGCTACGAAGCTGGAAGATCGTCCTCCCAAGAAGAAGGGCAGGATCGCGAACGACGTGTATCAAGACGCCCCGCGCAGTCCGACGATGCCGATGCCGACGACGGATACGACCTATCAGACAGTGAGCCGGAAAATATTTCCGCAGAGTCAGAACTTGACCCCGCCGAAGGCGAAGATTCCGGCGAAGAGGATGGGTCCGCCCGGTACGAAATCACCGTCGATGGTCAGAAACACGAGGTCTCGCTCAACGAAGCCCTAAATGGCTACATCCGGCAAGCGACTTTCCATCAACGCTTGGCGCAGTTGAACGAAGCGAAACATGCGATTGAACAGGATTACAGCCGGCTGCAGCAGGGCTGGTCGATGTGGCACAAGGCTCGCCAGGATTACGAGGAGGATGTCGCCAACATGCTCCCGCGCGAGCCGAATTGGGATCAGGAGTTCGCGACGGATCCGCGCGCCGCGCATGCTAAGCAGAAAGTTTTCCAAGTCATCTATGGCAATCTGCAGCGATCGCAGCAGCTGCGGGCTCAGCGCGAGGCCGCGGATGTGGAGGAGCGCGATAGACGAACGCAGGAATATGCGGTAAGCGGATTCGAGAAATTCGTCATGGATCACATCAAGGTGATGCCTGACGAACCGACGCTGAAGAAAAACATCCAGTCGATGCGACGTACCGCAGCGGCGGCTGGCTTCAGCGAACTAGAAGTCGCCACGGTCTATGACCCCCGGATGTTGGACATCCTGTGGAAGGCGAGCAAGTACGACCGTATGACAGCCGCCGCGCCCAGAGCGGTTGTCACAGGCAAGGGCAGGACGTTGGCCCCCGGTGCGGCTACCCCCTTACTAGGGAATGCGCGCAGGAGCGGTTTCGACGACGCACAGCGCCGATTGGCGAAAAGCGGCAAACTTGATGACGCCGCTGAAGTGTTTCGGAGACTGCTTTAATCGGAGGGCCCCATGGCCAACAGTACAGCCAAAGTAACCCAAGCGTTTGCTACGTATAGCGCGACTGGGAACAGGGAAGATTTAAGCAACGCTATCTACAACATCGACCCATTCGATACACCTGTGATGTCTGCTTCAAGACGTCGCAATGTAAAGAACCGTTGGTTTGACTGGCAGACCGAATTTCTTCCCACAGTTAACCTAACAAACGCGCAGCCTGAAGGTTTTAACCTTAACACCTTCCAAGATCCAGCCACGCCGACTATCAGGCAACAGGGCGTTGCTCAGATCTCCAAGCGAGACGCCACAGTCTCTGGTTCGCAAGAGGAAGCCGATGCTGCCGGTAAAGGCAGCGAGATGGCTCACCAGATGGCGATCATCTCAAAGGTGCTCAAATCCGACATGGAAGCGATCATGTGCTCGCGCCAAGCGCGGGTGGATGAAACGTCGGGCAACGCGCCGTTGGCGCGCATGACTGAGTCGATCCCGCACTGGATTGGGCGCGCAGTCGATCGTAACGGCGTCACTGGTACCAGCAAAACGGTTCAGGCTACTGGCGGCGCAGTGGTTGGCGTGTTTGGCGCGAAGGGCACCTCTGGTCTTCCTGGCGGCGCGACTCCCAATACCGACACGATGACCGCCCCCGGCACGCCTGTTTCGATCACGGAAGCCATGGTGGGTGATGCAATGCAACTCGCCTACACCAACGGCGCTTCACCGACACTGCTGATCGTGCCGCCAGGGCCCAAACGAACCATCAGCACCTTCGTCGGAAGAAGCACCACTCAGGTTTTGGTGGGCAAGACGGAAGTGGTCAGCACCGTCGATGTGCTGGCGACGGACTTTGGCCGCATCAAGTGCATTCCCTCGCGTTGGTTGCCGGTGGATATCGGGTTGTTGCTTGATCCGGATTATGTGGCGGTGGCCTTCTTCCGCAGCTTCCGTCAGTACCTAATGGCGCGTGTTGGTGACGCCGAGAACCGCATGATTGTGGTGGAGTGGGGCATCGAGATGAGAAACGCCCTCGCTCATGTGCTTCTGAACGGCATCAAGGCGTAAGGCAGTGGTCGAGCGGCGCATCGTTTATCGTGAAGCGAACGGCGTGCGCCGCACGATGATCTTGGACGACGACAATCCCTCCCGCGTCGTCGTCCAGACTGATCAGGATCTCACCGAGATCCTGACCAGCATCGCGCATAAGCGTGAAACCTTGCGCCCTGGCGCTGACATTAAGCCGGTCGCGACAATTCCAATTGAGATCTTCGAGCGGATGATGCGCGAAGGTTGGGGGCCCGACGACGAGGCCAAGTGGCTCAATTCGAGCGAGGCCGCGCCGTTCCGGATCTGGCGAGGGAACGTCGGAAGGGACCGGTGATGTGCGCCTATTGCTTGCCGCCGCCCTCTGTTTTGGCCTGTTGGGGTGTAGCGCCAGCTTCGAACTTGCCCGTCCAAGAGCACCAGTGGTTGTTCCGCCGGGAACATCAACAACGATCGTTGAGCCAGACGGAACTGTCGTTGAAGAACGACCCGCAATTGAAACCGTTCTCACCGGACTCTCCCAAGCCCAACAGGTCCGATCTCTAACGAGGCAGTTAGCGCGATGAGCCCAATTGGTCTGATTCTCATCGTCATTCTGATCGTGATCCTACTCGGTGGGCTCGGCGGCGGTTCGATCGTTCCTTACTGGCAATATGGCTATGGGTTCGGTCATGGCGGCGTTGGCCTCGTCGGCGTGATCATCATCGTCCTTCTCATCCTTCTGGTGACGGGGAGGATATGACCGACTTCAGTGACTTCAAGACAGCGATCGCGGAATGGGCCAACCGCCAGGATTGGTCCGACATTCTGGTGACCTCGTACGTCCGTAGCGCGGAGGAAAAGCTCAACGCGGAGCTCCGCATCGATCGGATGATTCAGACTGAAGATGCGGTGATCGCTTCGCGTTGTGCGCCGTTGCCGCCGGATTGGCTCGAGATGGATTTCGTTCGGCTCGCCAACGATCAGTTCGCCAGCGGTTTTCAGCCGATCGAATACAAACCGCGGCATGAATTTTTCTCGATGGATGATCAGGTTGCGCTCGGCAACTACACGCTCGAGGGGCGGCAGATCTTTATCGGCGGACCGCCCGACGCTGTGAACGGTCAGGTGGTTCGGATCGATTATTACGGCGAAGTGCCGGTGTTCGCGGACGCCACGCCGTCCTGGGTCTACACCAAGCTTTCGTCATTGTACCGATATGCAGCGTTGATGCACGCCGATCTGCACGCGCTTGGCGAGGAGCAAACGTCCTCGATCATGAAGCAGCTGTGCGAGGACATGATCACCAAGCTCAACGCCAATCATTTCAAGTCGCGCGCCTCGGGTTCGCGACTGGCGCGCACCCGTGTTCGGAGTTTCGGATGAAAAGGCTTCTTCTCGCCGCCTTGCTGCTGGCAACGCCGGTCGAGGCGCAAAACTACTCTCCCGGCGCGCTCACTGCGGTCAATTGCTCCACGGTGGGTCTGGCCGCGGGCACTGCGCTGACAGTGATCCCTGCCGGTACTGCGGCGCATGGCTGGCGGCTCGAGAATCTCGACACGACGGAAGGTCTGTGGTGGTCGGTGACCGCCGCCGCGGTGGTTGGGGCGGCTTCGCCCAACGTTTCTGGATCCTTCGTCGTGCCAGCCGGCACGGCGACGACTTTCGCTGGCGCCGGCTCGGTCGAGCCTGGATATGGCTTTGCCACCGGCGGCGCGCTGTCGATCGCCGCAACGACGGCGGGGCACAAATATGCATGTCTTTACTGGTGAGGTGATCCATGGTTTCTGAACTTGCTCCTTCCGGCGAAGCTTCTGTTATTAGCGCGCTGACGACTTCTGCTTTTGTGGCGTTGCACACGAGCGCCGCCGGCACCAATCCGCCGACGAGCGAAGTTTCGACCGCTGGCACTGGCTATGGCCGCCAGGGCCCGATCGCTTTCACCAACACCGGCTCCAATCCGACGATCGCCAAAAACACTTCGATCGTCAGTTATAATCAGGCGACGTCGGCCTGGGGAACGATCAATCAGTTTTCCGTGTGGAGCGCGGTGACCGGCGGCAACATGCTGGGCTGGGGAGATTTAGCGGCGCCCAAGGCTGTCAACCTCAATGACACTGCGCGCTTCGCCGCCAACTCGCTGACCATCACCGTCCAATAGTTTGAGTCGATGCTATGGCGAATAAAACTGCATGGGCGGGAGGTTCTCTTGCCGGCGGCGGCGCGTTTACTCCCGCTTTCAACGCGAGTGACCTCAACTCGCTCGCCAACCTGTCGAGCGTGCTGGGCGGGATCACGTTCGACAACACGGTCGCAACTCTCGGCACGCCGGACCAATGGATGGATATTTCGTTCGTCGGCCAGATCACGCCGTCGCTGTCAACGATCGGCCAGGGCGCAGGCATCGCGTTCTTCCTGTGGTGCTTACAGTTGGACAATGCGACCTATGGCGACGGTCGTCTGACGGCTGGAACGCAAGTCGCCAGCACCACCTATGTGCCGCTTCTGAACTCGATCGGCGGCTTTCCGATCTCGCCTGGGACCGGCATCACCAATATCGCCGGTTCGGTGTTGGAAATCCCGATTCCGCCGCGCAAGTTCGCGTTGACCATGCAAAATCAATCGGGGTGGGCTTTTGCTGCGGGCGGCGTGTGCGCTTGTTCGATCTCAACCTATCGTCAGCAAACGAATGCTTGAACTCAGGCGCAAACCACCTCTTGCTTTCCCGGCTAAGACGCCGCGGTTGAATCGCGCCCATCCGCTTTACAATCAGGCGCATTTTTTCAACGCGGCGGTGGCGCGCGGCAAGGGCATGTACGACCTTGTCACCGAGACGTTTGTCGGCGGCTCGACTACGCTGGATGGTCGCGACGAGAATGGTTCGTATATCTATTCCAACGATGGCGCGGGCACAGGAATTTGTTCGTTTTCGGTTGTCGGAACTACATTCCAATGGATCACCTGGGGCTGCATCTTCAAACTGCTTGGCGTTGGGCGTCAGTATGTGTTTGCGTGCAGCAACACTAACAATCTTGGAATTTTTTTAAACGGCACCGGGATCAGTTTCAACATCACAGGAGGAACTCAGGTCACTTTCACTGGAATTAATGGTCATACCTATTTCGCCTTCGCCAACAATGCGACCGGGACCGCGACGAAGAATAGAACTTTCATGCTTGTCGATCTGACGACGGGACAGGTGTTCCAGGCAAGCAACTCATCCACTGGCAACATCATACTAAGCCCGATCTCGGGACTTGCTCCTTCTGGAGCTTTTGTCGGCAACGCTCGCCTCTACACCATGTTCGCCTCGGGGTCTGTGCTGACCCCGCCGGCTCAGAATCCAGCGGCTCATTTCTTTTCGATCGACGCGATTATGGGCGGCGTCATCGATCCCTGGTCGCTTTGGTATGCCTAACGCCACCGCCATCCTAGCGCTTGGGATCCCGGTTCCAGGCACTTCAGCTGCAGCCTCTGTTTGGAGCGCGACGGACGCCGCCGCCGCCACGCCTCCCATGGCGCTGACCAACAGTGGTCGCGACGTCACTTATTCGGGGGCCGCGAACTGGCAGGCGATCCGCGGCTCGGTAAGCAAGACGTCCGGCAAGCTTTATGTTGAATTTTACATCAGCACTGCCACTGCGGGGCAGGTTTTCTTTGGGCTGGCGGATGCCGGACTCAATGTTGGCGATGCTGTTGGGGCATCTTCCAATTCGGGCGGCGTCGGATCGTTTTTCGGCACCAATTATGTCAGCGGCGCATTCACCGGCAATCATGGATCTAGTTCCGGTACGCCACAACCGGGTGATGTGTGGGCGCTAGCGGTCGATTTTACTGCTGGCAGTTTCTGGATCGCCAGGAACAACGTCTGGGATGGCGGCGTCAATCCGGCGACGGGCTCATCGCCAATCATCTCCTTCGTTCCGGCGACGGTGGGGCCACTGTTTCCGGCGCTGTCCTTTCACGCAAACACGCAAGGAACGTGGACGCTGCAGACCGCTGCGGCGAACCAGACCTACGCCGCGCCGAGTGGATTCACCGCCTGGGATCCGGTCGGCGGCACGTTCGCGGATATGGCTGGCAATATCGCGCCGTCGCTGGCGTTCGCAGGCGCGCTCGCCAACCTTATCGATTTGGTTGGCGACATCACGCCGCAGGTTCTGCTGTCCGGCGATCTCAGCTTTAGCGATCTTATAGCCGGCGACATCGCGCCGCAGGTTTCGTTCGGCGGCGATCTTTCTTTCTCCCTCAGCCTCGTTGGCGATGTTGCGCCCTCGGTGACTTTCGGCGGCGATCTCACCGTCGCCGCCAGCGTCAGCAGCGTCGATCTCAGCGGCGACATGCGCCCAACCGTCACGCTCGGCGGCGATCTGACTTTTATTCGAGATTTGGCGGGCGATGTCAGTTCGTCCGTCGCTCTGGCTGGCGGCATTTCCCTTTCCGCCGATCTGGCCGGCGACGTCGCGCCAACAGTTACTTTCAGCGGCGATCTTTCGTTTTCCAACCTCGCCTTGGCCGGCAACATCAGTCCGCAGATCACTCTTACCGGCAACATGTTTGGCGACGTGTTCATGGTTGGCGCTATTGCGCCGAGTATCACTTTCACGGGCGCGCTCACAAGCGGGCCGCTCTGGAAGCCAACAGAGCCATGTGAGCCTGTTGAATGGGAAGAAGCGGAGTTGTGTAATGGTTAGGATCTTGATCTTTGTTTTTGGGCTCTGGGTAATTCCGGCGCAGGCTCACTTCCACTGCGATGAACACAACAATTGCCGGCACACTCACAGCAATGGCTCGGGTGAGCATAAGCAGTAAGGCGTAGCCGTTATGGCCGAAACCACAACCGTCAACTATGGTTGGACGAAACCTGACCCAGGCGCGAGTGCGAACACCTGGGGCACGACGCTCAACGCGACCACCGACAAGGTTGACGCGCAAGTTTTCGCCAATCAACAGGCCGGCGTGCCGATCGGCGCCGTTGTCATGTTCGCGGGCGCAGCGGCGCCAGCGAATTGGATACTGTGCCAGGGGCAAGCTCTCAGTACGACAACCTACGCCGCTCTGTTTGCGGTTATCGGCTATGCGTTCGGCGGCGGTGGGGCCGCTTTTAATCTCCCCAATCTGGTGCAGAGATTCCCGCTTGGCGCAGGACCGAATCCGGTTGGCCAAGCGGGTGGCAATTTTTCGGTTGCGCTTGCGAGCGCCAATCTCCCGCCGCACGCGCACACCATCCAAGACCCGCAGCATTACCACACCATCACTGATCAGGCGCATGGCCACGGCGTCAATCAATGGGCGCATAATCATGCGATCGCGACCGGCGGCCATCAGCATCTGGGTCACACAGCGGGTCACTCGCATACTTACACCTACTGGGGTGTCACCGGCGGCGGTCAAAACGTGCGTGGCGATATTCCTTCCTATTTTCAGGGGAACATAGGCGGGACCACTAGTGGCGTTGGCGATCTTGCCGCTTACACCGATCCAGCTGGCAATCTCGGCGGTAATACCGACACGCCGACTTCCGCCATCTCGATCCAGGCTTCCGGCACCAACATCCACAACTCTGACTATGGCTTAACCCGCATCACGACGACGGACAACTTTGGCAGCGGCGCAGCCTTCAGCGTCGTGCCGCCGTTCCAAGCCATCAACTACATCATAAGATACACATGAGCACTGGTTTTAAACCGATCGAGATTCCCCCTGGCGTTGTCGCCAAGGCGACGAAGAAGCAGCGTTCGTCCAATTGGGCGGAAGTGAATCTCGTGCGTTGGCGCGAAGGCCAGATGCAGCCGATGGGCGGCCAAGCGCGGCTCACTAACATCGTCGGCGGCGTCGAGAAGTATAAGTTCGCCTCACGCTGCAAACAGATCCATGGATGGTTTGGCGTGGACGGAGTCTATCGCACGGCCTTCCTGTGCGAATTGAATCTCTACGTAGACGTTGGCGGCACGTTATTCGACATCTCCCCGAGTCCGGCGATCGCGCCGCCCACCGGGCTGGTCGGCGGCTTTGGCGACGGTTTCTACAGCGGCTCCACTTATGGCACGCCGCGGGTGATCCCAGGCTCGGTCGCCATCACCAAGGTGCCCGATGCCTACAGTTTGGACAATTTCGGCGGCGTTCTTTACGCCATGACGTCCGGCGACGGACGGCTCCTGATGTGGGATCCAGGCAAAGGTTCTCCCGGCAGCGGCAATATCGCGATCACTCAGCCGGCTGACTCAGGTCGCGGCGTGGTGCCGCATGGCCGATGCTTTGTCGTCACTCAGGAAAGATTCATCCAAA